TTTTCAATTAAAGAAGTTATACCCGCTGGGTATTCAACAACAGGACCAACAACTCCTGGCCAAAGCATCAATCTTAATGGTATTGCTCAGGCAACAGGAGCTATTGGTGAAGCAATAAGTAATGGAATTAAAAGAGCCGCTAGTGGTTCTTCTGAAACTACACAAGAATTAATTGGACGAGCCACAGAGGGAATTGGTGATGGTTATAAAAAAATTGGTGAATATATTCCCACCTCATTACAAATTTCACCCACAACAACACAAGCGAAAGCATATATTTCTTTATATATGCCAGATACATTAATGGCACAGTATTCAGCCGACTGGCAAGAAATGAGTTTAGGTGATATGGGCACAGGAATATCTACATTAAGGATGATTGACCAATTAGCCACTAATGCAGGACAACAAGGAACTTTTACCTCTGGAGATTTAGGAAAAAGTTTAGGTAATTTAGCATCAACAGATCCAGCAGTTACAGCAAACGTTATATTAAAAGGCCAAGGTTATGCAATTAACCCACAATTGCAGATGATTTTTAGAGGTGTTGGTTTTCGTAGTTTTCAATTATCTTTTATGTTTACTCCAAAATCTTTGGAAGAATCTACTGAAGTTAACGATATTATTAAAACATTTAAATATCATTTTTCGCCTGGATTTGAAGCCGGCAAAACCGATTCAACACAAAGTATGTTTTTGACTTCGCCTTCAATATTTAATGTACAATTCAAAATTGGCCAAAACGAAAATCAGTATACACCAAAATATGGTGATTGTGTTTTAACTGATATTGACGTTAATTATGCACCAAATGGTTTTGCTGTACATGAAAACGGTGCGCCAGTACAAACAACACTCAATTTAACATTTAAAGAAATTGTTATTGTTGATAGAGATAAAATTGCTAAAGGAACTTTAAGATAATGTTATATTTTAATACCTTACCAAAAATTCTAACTAACGACAATAAAAATAATGCTATTGTTTTAACTAATCTTTTGGCAAGAGCGGAACTTGTACAAAATTTAATGACAAACCCTCTAATGTTTTATGAATATAATATACAAGATGGTGATACACCAGACATTGTTGCTTCCAAATATTATGGCGATTCATA